GTGTCGCAGTGTTCCTTGAAGGAGTTCGGCATACAAACGCAACAGCAGGTAGTGGTGTGGCCGAAGCACAAGGACATGGTTCTTTAGGTACAGGAAATGCTGGATGTACTGGTTGTATACAACATGTTGCCTACTTCCAACAAGGAAGAACAGGTTCTCTTGATAATAGAACTTACTCCGGCGGATGGAGATTTGTTGAAGGTGCGGCCTCTGGAGTTACATGGTCATACGAAGGTCAAGGTAGTGATTCTACCATACCCGCAGGATATACATATAATCCAAACCCATACAGTATTATGTCAGCATGGAACAAGCACTTTAGAGACCCAGAATTTGAAGATGTAGACCTTCTTCTTGCTGGTCCTGCTGAAGCATTAATCTCACGACATCTCATTGAGATTGCAGAAGAAAGAAAAGATTGTGTTGCGTTTGTTTCACCTCCACACTCACCCGCAGGTTCAGAATATAATGACGCAACATATGATTCAAGTCTAGGTGGATACTCAGGACCATCAGGTGTTGTGAATTATAGAAATAACACATTGAACGCAAGTAGTTCATATGCAGTAATGGATAGTGGTTGGAAGTATCAATACGACCAATACAACGATAGATATCGATGGATTCCACTAAACCCAGATGTTGCAGGTTTGGTTGTCCGTACAGAAAATGAAACCGACCCTTGGTTCTCCCCTGCCGGATTTAACAGAGGAAAAATTAAAGGTGTTGTAAAACTTGCACTCAATCCGAATAAAGCAGAAAGAGATGAATTGTATGAAGCAGGTATTAACCCTGTTGTTACCTTCCCTGGCGAAGGAACTCTTCTCTTCGGTGATAAGACACTTCAACGCAGAGCAACTGCACTAGACCGAATCAATGTTCGAAGACTTATGATTCACCTAGAAAAAGCAATTTCAACTGCCGCAAAGTATAAACTCTTTGAATTCAATGATGCATTTACAAGAAGGTCATTCGTAAATATGATTCAACCATTCTTGCGAAGAGTTCAAGCACAACGAGGAATTACTGATTTTAGAGTTGTATGTGACGATACTAACAATACAGGTCAAGTAATTGATAATAACGAATTTATTGCAGACATCTTTATTAAACCTGCAAAATCAATCAATTACATTCAACTTAACTTCACTGTTCTACGAAGTGGTGCATTATTCGAAGAAGCAGTTGTGTAAATCATGTTTTTGCTTATACATAGTTTAGAAACAATTTTAGGAGTAAATAACTAATGGCTAACATATCAGAATTTGCAGAACAATTCGGACAAGGTGTTCGTCCAACACTCTTTAGAGTAGAGGGAGATGTAGGTGGAGAAGCATTAGAATTTTTCATTAAGTCTGCACAATTACCCGCATCAAACATAGGAATGATTGAAATTCCTTATAAAGGACGAAAGATTAAACGACCAGGCGATAGAACATTTGCAGAATGGCCGATTACTGTTCTTGCATCAGACGACCTACCAATTCGAGCGGCCTTTGAAGGATGGATGAACGACCTTAATAATCATATCGAAGTCTCATCAACAACAGACCTCAATAGAGAATGGCATGTTGTCGCAATGAAACCAGATGGTAATGACCACGGCAGCATGTACACATTCCACAATGTATTCCCAACAGAAGTTGGAGCAGTTGATTTGAATTATGAAACAGTTGACACTATCGCAGAATTTACCGTAACTCTTCAATATGATTATTGGACTGGTGGTCCTGCAAATATTAGTTGATTGGATTAATGAGAAAAGTGAAAACAGCCTATGTAAGAAAATTACGAAAGGATTTATATTATGCCCGTTGATATCTTTGGATTTAGCATCGGTAGAAAAGGAAAAGAATCTCCTAAACCTATAACAAGCGAATTAGAAAAAAATAAAGGAGTCAAATCCTTTGTTGCTCCAGACGAGTACGATGGAAGTTTCGAACTTGCTGGAGGTGGTGTATATGGACAGTATGTTGATTTTACAGGTCAAATTAATAGTGAAAACGATTTAATTCGCAGATATCGTGCTATGTCTTTATACCCAGAAGTTGATATAGCAGTAACAGATATTGTCAACGATGCAATCGTTATTGATGATGATAGAAAACCAATTGAAGTTAATTTAGATTCAGTTGACCTTTCTGATGGAATCAAGAATAAAGTTTATACAGAATTTGAAAATATTTTAAAAATCATTAACTTTAAGAATAAAGGAAATGATATTTTTAGAAGATGGTATGTCGATAGTAAATTATATTATCATATTATTATTGATGAAACTTCTCCTAAAAAGGGTATTGTAGAACTTCGTCCTATTGACCCAGTAAAAATTCAAAAGATTAGAAAAGTTGAGAAAGAAGAAATTAGCAAAAATGGAATAAGAGTTCCAGTGGTTAAATCAGTAGAAGAGTTCTTCTTATATACCGAAACAGATAAACAATCAAGTACATTTACAGGAACTTCTGGTCTAAAAATTGCACCAGATTCTATCTGCTATGCACATTCGGGAGTTATTGATAGTGGTACAAAACGAGTAGTTGGATATCTTCAAAAAGCAATTCGCCCATTAAACATGCTTCGTCAAATTGAAGATGCAGTAGTTGTTTATAGAATTTCTCGTGCGCCAGAAAGAAGAATCTTTTATATTGATGTTGGTAATTTACCAAAACAAAAAGCAGAACAGTATATAACAGGTTTAATGAATCGATATAAAAATAAGATTACATACGATTCAAGCACTGGTGAAATACAAGATGACCGAAGACATATGTCTATGTTGGAAGATTATTGGCTACCACGAAGAGAAGGTGGTAGAGGAACAGAAATCTCTACACTTGATGGTGGTCAAAATCTCGGAGAAATGGAAGATGTTGATTATCTTCTCAAGAAACTCTACAGGTCTTTGCATGTTCCAGTAAGTAGAATGGAAGCAGAAAACGGTTTCAATATGGGCAGGTCTGCTGAGATTACTAGAGATGAAGTTAAATTCTATAAGTGGATTTCTAGACTTCAGAATCGTTTTAATGAACTATTTTTACAATTATTAAAGACTCAATTAATTCTCAAAGGTATTATTAAACAAGAAGATTGGGATGACATCTATCAAGATATTGCTTTTCATTATAAAAAAGATTCATATTTTACCGAATTAAAAGAATCTGAAATAATGAAAGAAAGATTAGAGATGTTAAGAGACCTAGATGAATACATAGGAAGATACTATTCTATCGAATATGTTAGAAAACATGTATTGGGTCAATCAGAACAAGAAATAGAAGAAATAGACTCTCAAATAAAGAGCGAAACAGAAGAAGGTGAAATTGACACTGAACCTGAATCTGAAGAAGGAGGAGAAGAAGGTGAGTATTGATAAAGAAAATCTATCAAAAATGATTAAGTCATTAGTTAATGATGATGGAGAGTCATTTACCGCAGATTTTGATTCTATCATGAGAGATAGAATTTCATCTGAAATTGCTGTAACAGGATTAGATATTCATTCGTCTCTTATGGATTCTGAAGAACCAGATACAAATGAATCCGTTGAACTGGGAGAAGCAAAGAAAATACACAGTGATACCTTTACTTTTAATAGTCCTGCAACATTGAAGAAGTTTGTCGATGCAGTAAAACAAGCAGGTGGTGGTAGAAAAGGAATAGCAGGGCCAGATATTCATATACAAGGAAATAGTGTATATATTGATGTTGCAGATAAAAATACTCTGGATATACTTTCTCTATTAGCAAAGGATTTTAAAGCAAAAACGACTAAAACTAAAATAGAAAGTGTAGAATTTATCGATGTTATGAGAACTGTTTTGAAAGAAGGAACTCAAGAGATATATTTAATGGACGAAAATTCAGTATTTATTGATAATAAAATCGCCAAATCTCTTGTCAGACTTCACGATTCCCTAAATAATGATAACCAGAAGGTTATGAGAGATTTGGTTTTTGAATCAAAAGAAGGTTATAACGAAATATTAGAACTTGCAAAGGAAACTGAAAATGACATCATCTAAAAATATTATCGATGCACTTCTCGAAGAAAAAATGGTTTCTGTAAAAGAAAATACAGAATCTGTTTTAAATTATCTACTAACAAATAAAATCCAAGAGAAATATGAAGATATTGCCCCTTCAGTTTTTGAAGCAAAGAAAGCAAAGGTTACTGATAAGGATAATGACTCAGAAGATGATTCGGGTGAAACATTAGACCCAGTTGATAAGAGTCAATTAAAGGGTAAACTTAAAGATAGAGAAGATAAAGATATAGACAATGATGGTGATGTAGATGATTCTGATAAGTTCTTACATAAAAAGAGAAAAGCAATTACCAAAGCAGTTAAGAATGAAGCACATCCAGATGATATCAAAGATTATAAGAAAAGACAAAAAGAAGTTAAGACTGAAAGTTCGGCAGCAAGAAAAGCACACACTCGTAAGATGGGTGGATATAAGTATGGAACTGGACCTAAATCAGAGCCAGGTGGAGCAGGAAAAGGTGCTGAAAAAGAAGACGATGTGTATCGTGCAAGGGCAGAAAGAGGTCAAGGTGATAAAGGAAGGGGTGAGGCCGACTCTTTAAAAGGTGGTTCAGCAAACATTCGAAGACATAAAGAAATGAAACGAAAAGCAAAAGAAAGAAAATTAAAAGCAATTGCTGATAAAAGAAAAGCACTTGCAAAAGAAAAAGAAAAAGCAGAGGCATAAATGAAGTTAATTACAGAAATAACAGAAGACCTTCAATATATTACAGAAACAGTCGATGAGGAATCTGGTCAAAAGGATTATTACATCGAAGGTGTCTTCATGCAATCTGCGGTTAAAAATAGAAACGGTAGAGTATACCCTACAGAAATTCTTAATGAAGAAGTAAAAAGGTATAATAAAGAATATGTAAAAAAGAATAGAGCAATGGGAGAACTAAATCACCCACAAGGTCCAACGGTAAATCTTGACCGAGTTTCTCATATTATTAAAGAATTGAAATCAGAAGGAAATAATATCTTAGGAAAAGCCAAAATTATGGATACTCCTATGGGTAAAATTGCAAAGAACCTAATCGATGAGGGAGCAAAACTTGGAGTTTCTTCTAGAGGGATGGGTTCGTTGAAACAAAATAAGCAAGGAATTAATGAAGTTCAAAAAGACTTTATGCTTGCGGCAGTTGATATTGTCGCAGACCCATCAGCACCAAATGCATTTGTAAATGGCATTATGGAGGGAGCAGAATGGGTCTGGAATAATGGTGTTTTAGAGCAGAGACAAATAGAATGTTACAAAGAGGTAATTGAAGAAGCACCAAAGGTAGACATAGAAAAAGTTACATTAAAGTTGTTTGAAGACTTTATGTCAAAGTTGCGAAATGTATAAATAAGACAGTAGATAAATATCTAATTAAAAAACCAAGGAGTATACCCAATGGAATATATGGACCCCATCGAAACAGCAAGAAGGATTCTCAACGGAGAATCGTTGACAGAAGAAGAAGTTGTTGAAGAAACAGAAGAAGAAGTTAATCTTTCAGAGGATTCTCTAGAAGATGAATTTGTATCTGCTCTTCTTGAAGACAACGATGACGAAGAAGACGATGAAGAAGACGAGGAAGACGAAGAAGAAGTCGAAGAGAAAAAAGCAAAGACTGAAGGAAAACTTCCACCTTGGCTGAAGAAGAATGGTAAGAATGGTAAGAATGGTAAAAACGGCAAAAATGGTGACGATGAAGAAGATGAAGAAGAAGAAGTCGATGAAGCAGCCGAAGTCATTCTAGATGTTGAAAAAGATGCTCAAGATGCTGAAGGGAAAAAAGCAAAGGTTGTCACAAAGGGTGGTAAGAAAGCAGAAGACCCCAAAGCAAAATCTTCAAAAGCATCAGGAAAAATTGATAAAATCAAAGGTGTAAAAGAACACATTGATGTTCTTTTTGCAGGTGAAGAACTTACTGAAGATTTCAAACTTAAAGCAACAACAATTTTTGAAACAGCAATCAACGAAAAAGTTTCTGCTGTAGAAGAAGAACTTCGAGAAGAACATGCAAAAGTTCTTGAAGAGCATACTCAAGCAGTTACCGATGATTTAACAGAAAAATTAGATGACTATGTTGGATATGTTGTAGAACAGTGGATGGAAGAAAATTCACTACAGGTTGAATCTGGAATTAGAACAGATGTATCTGAAAGTTTCTTAGTAGGACTCAAGAATCTATTCGAAGAACATTATGTTGATATTCCTGATGAAAAATATGACATTTTAGAAGATTTACAAGGACAAATTGAAGCACTAGAAGAAAGTCTAGAAAAAGAAATTGTTAATAATGTAAATCTACGAAAAGATATTCTTGAAAGTAAATGCGAAGAAGTATTCAGTGACTGTTCAAACGGAATGGTAGATACTGATGTTGATAAACTCCGCAAACTTTCCGAAGGTATTGAATTTGAAGATTCAGAACAATACCGAGAAAAAATCAACATTATCAAAGAAAATTATTTTGGAGATAATGCAACTGCTGAATTCGAATTCGAAGGTAAACCAGAAGAAAAAACTGATTTATCAGAGTCGATGGAAACATACAGCAAGTTCTTAGGTAGGTCAGTAAAGTCAGCAAGGGAAAATTCCCTTTCTTAAAAAACTCAAACTCATATATAAAAGGAAGTAGTTTAAATACTCAACAAGGAGAATAAAAAATGGATTTCAACGGAACAACACCATACGATGAATTAGTCGAAAAGTGGTCACCAATTTTGGAACACAACGCAAGTGAACCAATTCAGGACGGCTACAAAAAGAAAGTAACAGCACAGTTACTTGAAAATCAAGAAAACGCAATGCGTGAGCAAGCAATCAATGAGGCCGCACCTCTGAACTCAGCAGGTAGTGGTCTTAAAGGTGTGAATGGTGAACAACGACCAATGGGTGGTTATGACCCAATTCTAATCTCACTAGTAAGACGGTCAATGCCAAACCTACTTGCATATGATATCTGTGGTGTTCAACCAATGAATGCACCAACAGGTCTCATCTTTGCAATGAAAGCACAATTTGGTAACGGTAGAGATAATGTTACTGGAGGACCAATCACAGGTGCTGATAGAAATAATGAAGCATTGTTTGCTGAAGCCGGAAACTGGGGTGGTACAGGAGGTGGTGTCACTGGTCAAACTGGTGCCGCATCAATCGACCCATTCTTGGGAACAACTGCGGCTGATATTTCACTCAAACAAGCAATGACTCGTGCTGAAGCAGAAAATCTTGGTGATAGCACCAATAACCCATTCTCATCAATGGCATTCAGTATTGAACGAACAGTTGTTACTGCAAAGACTCGTGCTTTGAAAGCAGAATACACAACTGAACTTGCTCAAGACTTGAAAGCAGTTCATGGTCTCGATGCAGAAACAGAACTAGCAAACATTCTCAGCACAGAAATTCTTGCTGAAATCAACCGTGAAGTTGTCCGAACAATTTATGGTGTTGCTAAACTTGGTTCACAACAACTAGACCTAAAACACGCAGTTGGTGGTACAGAACATATTCTATCCGACAAATTGGGTGGTATCTATGACTTAGATGCAGACTCAGATGGTCGATGGAGTGCAGAACGATGGCGTGGACTTATGTTCCAAATCGAACGAGAATGTAATGTGATTGCAAAGCAAACTCGTAGAGGAAAAGGTAACTTCATCATCTGCGATGCAGATACTGCTTCCGCACTAGCAATGGGTGGATTCCTAAATATCTCACCTGCACTCAACCAAAACTTGAATGTAGACGATACAGGTAACACATTTGCAGGTCTATTAAACGGTAAGATTAAAGTTTATGTAGACCCATATGCAACAGCATCTACTACTTCATACAGTACCAATTATGCAAATAATTACTTCTGTGCAGGTTATAGAGGTACAAATGCATACGATGCAGGACTCTTCTATTGTCCATATGTTCCACTACAAATGGTTCGTGCCGTTGGGGAAAACACTTTCCAACCAAAAATCGGGTTCAAAACTCGTTACGGTATGGTAAGTAACCCATTCGTTACAACAACTGGTGAAATCAATGGTACACCAGACGGTGAATCATTAACCATCCGTAAGAATCAATACTACAGAATTACTAGAGTTCTTAACCTACACGGTAACTCAGGTACATAAGAGTAAGTAAGTATTAGTTCCATAAATCCAAGACAGGAGACCTTCGGGTCTCCTGTTTTATTATAAATAGTATAAAGGAGATGTTGTATGGTAAGAGAAAATCCATTAGGTGTGTCTGGTGACCAGATTGGTATAAATCCATATTATCAAACTGCCGCAAATCGACAACCTGCAACAGATAACTATTTAAATAATAATTCTTTCAAATTTTCAATTGAAAAGATTCCAATGGTATCTTACTTTTGCCAAAGAGTCAATGTACCAGCATTAAGTTTTGGGTTTGTGGAACAACCAACACCATTTGGTACAAGAATTCAATTATCTGGCAGTCAATATGATTTTGATACACTAGAAGTATCTTTTGTAGTAGACGAAAACATGAGAAACTATATGGAAATATATGATTGGATGAGGTCTCTGGGGAATTTAGAAGATTATTCAGAATATGTTGATACATCTCGTCACCAATCCGAAGCACAGTTGCTGATATTATCAAGTTCATATAATCCAATATATTCTGTTGATTTTACTGGAGTATTTCCTATAGCATTGAGTTCGATAGATTTCGACAGCACAGTGGTGGAAACTGAGCCAGTTATAGTTACAACAACATTCCAATATAGGTCTTTTGATATAATTCCTCTTTAAAATAATTTCTTGACTATTGTTAAATCTATAGTATAATTAGTTTGATACAAGGAGAATATATGAAGTTGGAAGATATAAAAATGGCAATAGAAAAGGATATTGATATTGACCATACCGAACTCGATAAAGAGGCGATAAAAACTCCACAATTACATAACAAATATATGAACATCTTGAACGATGAAAAGATGTTGATGTTTAAATATGAGGACGATTTCAAAAAACTACGGAAGTACAAATGGCTATACTACACGGGAAAAATAAGTCAAGAAGAATTAGAACATTTTGAATGGAAGCCATTTCAACTTAATATACTTAAACAGGATATCGACAAATTTATGGATTCTGATGAAGACTTGGTAAAATTAAAAAGTAGAATATCCTATCAAAAAATAAAAATCGACCATTTAGAATCAACCATAAAAATGATAGCAAATAGACAGTGGTTGATTCGACAGGCCATAGATTGGATTAAATTTACAAATGGAACATGATAAAATCCAAATAGAATTTTATGACGATGTATATTTAAAAATTAATTGTGAGAGAGGAATGGCAAAAGAGTTGTCAGAATTTTTTACATTTAAAGTTCCAAATTATCAATATACACCCGCATATAAAAATAAAATATGGGACGGTCAAATAAGATTATTTAATTTATACAAACAAACAATTTATCGTGGATTGTATGATTACATTTTACAATTCGCAAAAGATAGAAATTATAAAATAACTGTTGACAGCGATAAGGAAAAATATAATTCTGTTTCTATTGATGAGATTAAATCTTATTTAACAGAACATTTAAAAATACCATACAATCCACATGACCATCAGATAGATGCCATTAAAACTTCTATTAACAATAATAGGTGTTTGTTGTTATCACCAACTGGTTCTGGAAAATCATTGATGATATATTCTTTAATGAGATACTATATAGAAACCATTCCAAAAGATAAAAAGATATTAATCGTTGTTCCTACAACAGGATTAGTATCTCAAATGTATAGTGACTTTAAAGAATATTCGGATAAAACAGATTGGGAGGTTGATAATTATTGCCATACTATCTTTGCAGGTCAAGATAAGAATACAGATAAAAAAGTAGTAATATCTACTTGGCAAAGCATTTACAAAATGAATCAAAAATATTTTGACCAATATCATGTTGTTTTTGGAGATGAGTGTCATTTATTTAAAGCAAAATCATTAACAAGCATTATGACAAAACTTATCAACTGCCCATATCGTATAGGAACTACAGGAACACTTGACGATTCTTTAACTCATAAGTTGGTTATAGAGGGGTTATTCGGAAGAGTACATAATATAACAACAACAAAGGAACTTATGGAAAAGAATCTATTGTCACACTTAAACATTGATTGTATAACACTTAAATATAGATTAGAAGAAATAAACGAGATTAAACGGGCCAAATATGATGAAGAAATCAAATGGATACTAAATAATAAGGAGAGAAATGCTTTTTTAGTAGATTTATCCTGTAAGGTTAAAGGGAATACTCTAATATTATTTAACTATGTCAAAGACCACGGCATTCCATTATTTGAAAGTATTCAAAAATCTTGTGGGAATAAAAAGGTATTTTTGATTCATGGGAAGACAGAGGTTCAACAGAGGGAGGAGATTAGGAACATCCTTGAAAAAGAACAAAATGCAATTCTTGTAGCATCTTACGGAACATGTTCTACAGGAATCAATATTAAAAATATAAATAATATTGTATTTGCATCCCCTTCTCGTTCAGTTATTAGAGTGTTGCAGTCAATTGGAAGAGGATTAAGAAGAACAGAAACAAAAGATAAGGTTAAACTGTACGACATTAGTGACGATTTAAGATATAAAAAACATGTAAACCACACATACAGACACTTAAAAGAAAGAATTAAAATATACCAAAGAGAAAAGTTTGAATTCAATACAGTTTCAATAAGGATATGAGGAAATACAGATGGGTACATCATATAGAATATTAAAATTGAAAAGTGGTGAAGAAATAATCACCAAGATATTGGGTCAACAAAAAGGAAAGTTTATATTAGAACGGCCAATGATTTTTAAGACTTTGCATATGATGGATGGATACGGAAGACAAAAGGAAATAACCGTTTTAAAAGATTGGCTACAACATACAGACGAACTTACAATAAACATTCCAAAAGATTATATTGCAACATTTTTAAAACCAGATAAAAATGCTTCAGATTTGTATGATTTACAAAAAGAAAAAGAAGATAAAGACCCAAAAGAATCTAAAATTACATTCAGACCCGATAACGATGATTTGGGGTTTGGAAATCCAGATGATTTTTTAAAGTCATTGGGAATTCATAATGAAGAAGATAATGAAGAAGACGAATGGAATAATCTAGCCGACCCAGGCTTTATAATAGATTCTATAATTCAGGGATTAATAGAAAGTGGTGACATGGATAGAATTCTTGATAACTACAAAAAAGAAAGAGATAAAGGTAGGATAAGTGATATTTACACTGGAGATGAAATCGATAGGGAAGATTTTGGTGATAAGTGGACAGACTGGTCTTCTGACCCAGAAGATTATTTAGAATAATTTTATTGCAATTATTAAATATTATGATATACTTACAGATGATGTAGGAGTAATTAGTGGCAAAAAAAGAAAGCAATCATTATATTGATAACAAAGAATTCTATAAAGCAATGTCTGAATGGAAACTTTTGGTAATTGAAGCAGAAAACACTGGTGAACCTAGACCTCCAATTACAGAATATATTGGTGACTGTTTTTTAAAAATTGCAGAGCATCTGGCATATAAACCAAACTTTATGAATTATGCATACAAAGAGGAAATGATTGGAGATGGAATAGAAAATTGTTTAATGTATGCTCATAATTTTGACCCAGAGAAATCTAAAAATCCATTTTCATATTTTACTCAAATAATATACTATGCATTTTTGAGAAGGATTGAAAAAGAGAAAAAACAATCTTATATAAAATTTAAATGTATACAAGAACAAGATAAAGACGGAATTTTAAAAGATTATTATAACACAAATTATTTTGAAAAGGAAGAAGATAAGTCTGAAGACGAAGTTATAAGGGGTTATTTTAATCTAAGTGAAAAAGATGTTAAAAAATTTGAACCTAAAAAGAAAAAGAAAAAGAAAACCACAAAGAAAACCACAAAGAAAAAAGAAACTTTTTTTGATAATTTAGAAGGTGAAAAAAATGAAGATAGCATTGATAAATGACACGCACTTCGGTGCAAGGGGCGACTCCCAGTTATTTTTTGATTATTTTATAAAATTCTTTGATGATGTGTTTTTTCCATACATCAAGGAACATGATATAAAAACCGTAATTCATGCTGGCGATTTAATGGATAGAAGAAAGTTTGTTAACTTTAATATATTAAGTCAAGTCCGAACAAGATTTATGGATAGGATGAGAGAAGAAAATGTAGAAATGCATTGTATACTTGGAAATCATGATGTATATTATCGAAATACAAATTCAATTAATTCCATAAAAGAATTGTTTTCTAATGATTTGGTGTTATATGAAAGTCCAACAATAGTCAATTTTGATGGTTTGGATATAGCATTATTTCCTTGGGTAAATAAAGAAAACTATGATGAGTCTATGGAATTTCTTAAAACTGCAACTGCCCCAATTATTATTGGTCATTTTGAACTTGATGGATATCAAGTAATGAGAGGAATAAAATATAACGGAGGAATGGATGCAAAGGTATTAGAGAGATATGATAGAGTTTTTTCTGGACACTTTCATTGTCGTCAAGAGAAAGATAATGTTTACTACTTAGGAACACAGTATCAAATTACATTTGCAGATTTAAACGAAACCAAAGGGTTTCATGTTCTTGATACAGATACAAGGGAAATCACATTTGTTGAAAATCCGAATAAGATGTTCCACACATTAATATATAATGATAAAGATGGACCAGTTCACTATGAAAAATCTGGATATAAAAACTTGAAAGGTTCTTATATAAAATTGTTCGTTGAACATAAAGAAAGGCCATATAGTTTTGATAGGTTTGTAGATAAATTATATGATGCAGGAGTTGCCAAGATAACAACTGTTGAAGAAATTTCAGAATCTGAATGGACGAAGGAAGAAATAGTTGACTTAGCACAAGATACTGTTACAATAATTAATAATGAAATCGATGGAATGGAAGAAGTGAAAGATAAAGATAAAATGAAGAAACTAATTAAAGATTTGTATATGGAGAGTTTATCGATATGAATATTTTTGTATTGGACGAAAGTCCAGTTGTTTCCGCAACCTATGCATGCGACAAACATGTTGTCAAGATGATTCTTGAATCAGCACAAATGCTATGTTCAGTTCATCCAGAAGGGACAGCACCGTATAAAAGGTCATTTTACAATCATCCATGTACCAAGTGGGTTCGTGAATCTGCTAGAAATTACGAATGGTTATTATTACATGCATATGCATTATGTGATGAGTATACTCGCAGATATGACAAGGTACATAAAACACAAAAAGTTATAGAGTGGTGTGATTTAAATCGCCCTGAATTGCCAGATACAGGTATGACTCAACAACCAACATGTATGCCAGATTATTGTAAGACAGATTCCGTTGTTGAGTCATACCGAAATTATTATATAAAAGAAAAATCAAAGTTTGCAAAGTGGAAAGATGGAAATGTTCCAGAGTGGTACACGGAGAACGAAGTTTGATTATATTTAAAACATTGAGTTGGAAAAACTTTCTTTCAACAGGAAATTATAAAACAACTATAGACTTTACCAGACACAATAATACACTAGTATCTGGTGAGAATGGTGCAGGAAAATCTACTATGTTAGATGCTCTAACCTTTGCCATTTTTGGAAAATCTTTTCGTGGAATCAAAATACCTCAGTTGGTAAATTCAATTAATGAAAAAGATTGTGAGGTAGAAATTACATTTTCTATAGGAAGGGATGATTATAAAATAATTCGTGGTATCAAACCCAAAATATTCGAAATATACAAGAACGGAGACTTACTACCACAAGATGCAAAATCTAGGGATTACCAAAAAATTCTTGAAGAACAAATTATTAAAATGACATACAAAGCATTTTGTCAAGTTGTTATTCTTGGTTCATCTAATTATATTCCATTTATGCAATTAAGTGCTTCAGATAGGAGATTGGTCGTTGAGAATCTTCTTGATATTGATGTATTTTCTATAATGAATACTCTTGTTCGTGGAAGATTGCAAGTTTTAAAAGAATCTATTAAGGATATTGATACTAAAGTTGAAATTGTAAAAAGCAAGGTAGACGAAAAGCAAAAATTAATTCTTACATTAGAAAAGAAATCAAGTGATTCTGTTGATGAGTATAAAAAAGAAATAGAAGAGTCACGAAAACAAATAAAAGAACTTGAAGAAGATATTCAAAATCAACAGAACCATATCGATAATTTGATGTCACAAATAAAAGATAAGGATACAGTTCCCAAATCATTGATTACAATGGAATCAGAATATAAGCAATTACAAGGAAAGATTAAGTCTATAGAGAGAACAGTAAAGTTTTACGAAGAAAATGATATATGTCCTTCATGCAAACAAGATATTGAGAAACACCACAAAGAGTGTGTTTTCGAAGAAAATGAAAAAGAGAATAATAGCATACTAGACCAAATGGAAAATTTAGTACTAGGTATTGATGGAGCAGAAAAACGACTATCTGATATAAATGCCACACTTGATTCCATACACAATATAGAAAAGAGAATTTCTTTAAAGCAAAGTGAAGTAAATGCTTCGTCTCAATATATCGATAAGATGCAAAAAAATATAGAGTCTGTTTTGACTGAGGGAACAGAAGTTGATGAAACTAAAAAAGAATTAAACCAATTAATTGGCGAAGGAAAGAACCATGTCGAAAGAAGAAAAGAACTCATTGAAGATAAGCATCATCTTAATATTGCTTCTACTCTTTTGAAAGATACAGGAATCAAGGCAAAGATTATCAAACACTACTTGCCAATTATGAACAAATTGATTAATAAGTATCTTGCTGACATGGATTTCTTTTGTCAATTTAACTTGGATGAGAATTTTAACGAAAGTATAAAGAGTCGCCATAGAGACGAATTTACATATTTTAGTTTTAGTGAAGGGGAAAGATTGAGGATTGATTTATCTTTGCTTCTGGCATGGAGGGAAATTGCCAGACTTAAAAATAGTGTAAATTGTAATTTATTAATATTGGATGAAGTGTTTGATTCTAGTCTTGATGCAGTTGGCACAGAAGAGTTCCTAAAACTTTTAACAACTTTCGGAAATAGAGCAAATATATTTGTAATTTCCCATAAATCTGATACAATGACAGATAAGTTCAGCAACCATATAGTGTTTGAGAAGAAAAATAACTTTAGTAATATAAAATGATACTAACACCATTTGATACCCCATGTATAATGATAGAAAATTTGTCGAGTATATCGGCAAAAGATTTATTTAATCATAAATGTATTAGGTTAAAAGATGAATCTACAAAAAAATATATTGACTTCTATAATGAAGAAAGATTTAATCGTTATGGATATGAGGGGATTCTTCCTGCTGAATATACACACGAATATAATAAAATAAAAAACGATTGGTCAAGAAAAATACTTACAATCGGTGTTGAC